GACACCGTGACACTTGGTTTATGTTCACACCACTCTTTTGCATAGGTATGCCATAGTGATAACTGTTTCCATGCGGTCATATCATTTCTACAAATTGCCCCTTTAGGACTCTTTGCGGGAAAAGAGAAAACTGTAGTATGATCCGGCTTACTAACATCCGGCTCATTCGGAAATCCTTCTTTCTTCATCATTTTACACAGGGGATCTTTATTATCCGCTCTTACTGTACGAACATAATAAGGATTATGGCGGGCATGGATACCAGAAGCAGAATCAACGAGCTGAGAAACAGTACCCGATGGTTTAACACAAGTAATTGCGGCTGCTCTATTGATTCCAAGTTTTTCTGCATATTCTTTGTTAGTTTCTACTGCTACATCTCTAAGTTCATTTAATGTCTTCTTTATATTTCCCTTAGTTCCATTCGTTATAGCACAGTCCATGATTCCGGTGAGACTAACTCCCAGGAGTCGCTCATCTTCACAATTTCTTCCCCACTCTCTTGAAAGGTATTTGAAATTTGTAAGGGTTGATTGGAAAGTTCCAATGATAGTCGCAATCCTAACCTTGCTTTTGATAGACTGCAAAGTGTCACTGCTTCTGACAACGACTTCGGAGAGGTTGCAGAATTCTCTGGATCGTAAAATGATTTCGCTGCAAGGATTTGTGCCGAAATCGTCTCGCGCCACTCTTCTCTGAATGTATGTGCCATGTTTGTCCTTTTCTCTAGTATTTAGGTCATTTACATGATATTTCGCTGATAATCCATTGTAAATACCACGTTCTCCAGACTTTGAATCATATAGGGAAAGCCACTCACGCATGAAGGTCCCAACATCTGGTTTTTCTTTATAATTAACTGAGTTGTTTGCTAACGATCTTTGTTTGTCTTTTTCCCACCATTGACCAGATTTTGCAAATCGCATTTCGCGATCATTAAGATCAGAAAGAGAAATAAGGGCAGACCTACGAACGCCACCCACAACAACAATCTCAGCCGTTTTACATACAATATCATGACATTCTATTGGTCTAAGTTTTCTTCCTAATGAACTCTTAAATGTATCTACTGTAAAATTAAATAAGTCTACTAATGGATCTGGGCCAGAAGCTCGTCCTCCGAAAGTTTTTAGTGGTGCACCAGCAGGGCGAACCTTGCTAATATCCCATTTAGGAATATGCCCACCATATAATAATGAGATAAGCTCTTTGAAAGCTCTGGCCCATCCTAGTTTAGAATCAGCAACTACAATAGTAGTATCTGTTTCATATAGTTGATCTGGAACTATTGGTAATTGATTTGTATATGTCTCTTCTACTGAAAATCCAACACCTGTACCATTCATTAAAACATAGAGAATTTCATCGAATGATCTTTGGTTATCTACCTTGACATAAGAACAATTATATCCTGAAACATTTTCTTATTTCAGAGCAGGTCCAGCAGTCATTAAACATCTCATAGATGGCATAACCTTTAATTCTTTAACTGCATTTTCAATATCTACTCTTTCACCATTGGTTAATACATACCCACACGTTTCTTCTAAATGTTCCGTAAAAAAATTGAAATATCTTTCAACTGTTTCATGCCATGTTTCTCTTCGCCCTTGATCATAATCCCATCTTGCATATCTTGATAAATGAATAAATTGTTGGTATTCGGTAGGTAGCATAATTTCCTTCTATTTTCTAAAAATTCGGTTCGTTCTTTTTTGGATAGTTCTTCAGGTCTGTGGCGTACTAACTGGCTCATTGCAAATTTAATGGACATTTCTCCACTCTCTGGCTGCCCAATCTGCTTCTAATCCCTTTATAATATTTTTATTTATCATTTCAAGAATTTCATCAGTTGACAGACCACTCATAATTAAATCATTAATATCTTTGAACTTTTTTTCCTTTTGGCCATATAACAACAGTCCATCCATCATCTATAGATTTCATCAATTTTTTAACAGTATGTTCATTTCTTGGTTCATTATCAAATATGAGTATACACTTCTCTTTATTAAATTTTGTTGATTGCAGGTCGCCTCCAGCAACCGCGAGACAATTTGGAAGGAACATAGAGTCAATTGGACCCTCTACAATATATGTATATTCCTCCGATTTCCACCGATCCAATCCATAGATTTTAGAATTATCTTCATGAATCTTTACTGTAATATAGCGTAATTCATTTTGGCCTAGTGCTCTTCCCTGAGCGGCAATTAGTTTTCCATTCTCATCAAAGAACGGTATTACCATTCTTGGTTCCCATGGTCCTAGATTGGAATAGTTTACCTGACATACTGACATTGCCCACTTCTTGAAATCTTCTGCATAGAAAACCTTATCTAAGAAATCATTTGGCATCTTTCTACCTTCATAAAACAATCGGGCGTGGTGAGTGGGTTTAAGAGAGCCTATAGAGGGTAATTTAATGGTAGTTGGTTTAGGTTTGAATTTTGGTGGTTCGAAGTGAAACTCCGGTTCTTTCATCTTACCACGTCCTGTTTGACCTTGACCATATCTTTCCATTACATATTGGCCATGTAGGTGAGGATCAAGAGTCTTTATAAAATTTCCAAGATTAGAACCATATCCACAATTATGACACTTTACAAACAAGTCTTGCTTCTTTGCGTAGATGTATAATCGTTTCTTTGATCTATTTTTTTGAGAGTCACCACAAATAGGACATCGTGAGTTCCAAAGATTGGGTCTGACCTGTTTAAATAGGTCAAGGCGAGGTGAGATTAATCCCACATATTTTTGGTCTGTATATAAACTCATACTATATTATAACACGAAATATCAATAAGTCAAGTTATCGTGCTTTACTCTCTAGTTCATGTGCAATCCATGCTTTTGCAAGTGGACTTGATGGTGGGCGTTTTATTAGTTTACCTATTTCAACAAATGATTTTCTAAATACATCTTCTCCTGCTCTATTGTTTACTATCTCGACAAATCTACCAGGAAATAGGTTTGCGAGTTGGTCTTTGACTAGTTGTACTTCATCCCATGTTGCTCTTACAACTTCATCTTTTAATCTTCGTGATCTTCCAGCATTATTTTGAAGAGCGACATCAAGAGAAGTGTTTACGAATATCATATAAGTACTATATCCAACCGCTTCTAAGTCTTGTTTCGTTACAGATAGTTTGGTTGGATTTTTAGCAGTACCATCGATGATTAATCCTAGTCTACCATTAATCCACAACTGTTCTCTTTTCTTGGTTTTCTTTTTTCCTTTTTTACGGATTCTTTCCTTTTCCATTGTTTCATCATCAGAGTACTTGGTAAAATCAGTATGCATTTTGGCTTTCATCAATCCAAACTCTAATTGTTCATCGGAGTTGACCACCTTCAATCCATACGGCCCTGTCTTGCCGGGCTTCATCTTACTCTTCGTTTCACCCCATTCAAATTTACCAGCAGCAGAACCCGTTGCTTTTTCAGCACTATATGATTTTCCAGAACCCGCGCCTCCCGCAAGATAAAATGCCTTGAAGATCCCAGGATCATATACACCTTCTAAAAGATTTTGTTTAAAGTCTCCGAATCTCATATTTCTGATCTCGTTACTTGTAATATTTTAGTTTTTTGAGCTTCTAAAATTGCTGTCCTATTTGGCCATTTGATATATTCTTTAATTTCTCCATCCTTCTGAAGATTCTCTATCAAAGGCATAATCAATTTCTCAACTGCTAACATGCGTGACTTGTATTTAAAATTTAAGTCTTTCTTTCTTTCTTCAATCTCTTTAATAACTGTAGACATATCTTGTGAAGATTTCTGAAGACTCTGAACTGCTTCTAACTGTTCCATCTTTAGAATCTTCTGAACATCTTTATCCAACCATTCAAGTTTCTCCATAATTGGAGTTAAGTCTGGTGGTTCAGCAGTAACAGATTGTACTTGAGATGCGGTCAAGTCATCTAACTTTCCTGATGTTCCTTCTAACAGAGCTTCTAGACTTTCTAGTTTGAGAATTTTGTCAATCTTTGGTGACATACTTTCTAAGAACTTCATGATCTCATCTTGTTTTCCTACAACTTCTCCTGCTTTTTTAGATGATGTACGAGATTCACCCGTAGCATCATTCAATTGAGAAAGAATATCTGCAGTTGTTTGTGCTCGTTCTTCATCTTGTTCTAATGAAAGAATTTTATCCAGTTTCTCCGAATTAGCAGCTAATGCTTCTGCCAGAGAATCTTGTTTTTCTTGAGAAAATCCAAAATCATCTGGCGGCGCATCAGATTTACTTGATATGGCAGCCATGATTTGTTCTATCTTAGAGTCCATTGATGCTAACGCTTCTGGACTAGCAGAACCTCCACTCCCTGTGTTTTCTCCATCTGTATTGTCTCTTTCGTATTCATCTGCCGTTACGGCACTAAATCCAAAATCGACTAATTCTTCTTCTGCCATTTATTCCTCCTATTATTTTTTTTCTTCTTCATCATCATCACCCAAAGTAGAGTCCGCTGCTACTTTGCCGACATCATCAATCACTTTATCTAGTTTTTTAAATATTCTTTTTTCCAAATGTGGTAACAATCTGATACCACTATACCCAATCATAAATGCTATTCCAAGAGCCGTATATGGCCCAAATTCAAATTGTTCCATTAATGCAGGAATTGCGAATTCTGCGGCAACCCAACCTACTGCGACAGCAAGGCCTAAGTTTTTCGCTTCTGTTAACCATCCTGTCCATTTGTGAACTAATCCATTAGTCAACCCACCGCAACCTGATGCGAATACACAACACCACTTTGCGCCAAATAACGCTAATAGAGTCTCCATTTATTTTTTTCTCCTTTGTTAATTGTTTTCGTAATATTTATTCACTTATCTGGATAATATGGCGTTCTTGCCGGATGACCTGGCGATGCAATTTCTGCAAACCTAATTCTCATCTCCGTCATTTGTTTTTCCAAATCATCTAATTTTTTATAACCATCTGCAATATCTTTATTGATTTGCGGTATTTCCGAATCTTCTATTCTATGTTGTACTTTGTCTAACTCCATGACAGTTACAAAAATCCATGATATACTCCCAACCAACGCTACTGTAACAAGGGGCAACGCCGCTTTGAATAGGGAATGTTCCGCTATGGCTTGCATAGACTGTACTGGCATTTTTACCTTTGTGCTTTTAATGTTTCTACATATTTCGCTATTGCATGATCTAACCCATCTGTTTGTGAAATTAATCCATTATCATTGTCAGGACCCCAATCCAAATCCTGACTATCTATAAAAAGTCCTGTATGACGGTAAGGCCAAGGAGGAGTAAAAGGAATAGGATCACTACGGCGAACCACCCGCCAATGAGTGGGTTGTCCACCAGACAAAACTTGATCAGAAACTTTTGGTGATCCGTAAGAGTAAATTTGAACATTTTTACCTCTCTTGTGGAGCCACATTCCTATTATTTGAGCAACGGCTCCACCTAAACTGTGACCTGTAACGTGTACAGTATGTTCAATAGTATGAGTATTATCTAAAT